CAGACTTCTGGCCTTGGTAGGCCGCAGAACCACCACGCAGTCTACAGATGGACAATCCCACCCCTCCGTCAGTAACATAGAATTGCACAGCACATCGTATCTGCCGTTTTCAAAATCCCGGAGGATCTCTGCACGGTCAGCACTGTTGCCATTGACCTCCGCGGCACGCAGGCCGTAAGCATTCAGAATGTCGGTGAATTTCTGAGAAATATGGACAAGGGGCAGAAACACCACCGTTTTCCGGCCATCGCAGTAATGTGTCATCTCCCGGGCGATCTGTTCCAGATAGGGCTCCAGAGCATTACCAATGTCCCCGCTGCTGAAGTCACCGTTAGTGACCTTCACACCGGAAATATCCAGTTCCAGAGGGATCATCTGAGCCTTAATGGGACACAGGTATTTCTCTTTGATGGCCTGGGGCATGGTGTACTCAAATGCCTTGCTGTCAAAATACTGGCCCAGGTTCTGCATATCGCCACGATCCGGGGTGGCGGTAACACCGAGGATATTGGCATCCGGGAAATGATCCAACACCCTCTGATAACTGTCCGACAAGCAATGGTGTGCTTCATCCACCACGATGTCGGTAAAATAGTCATGTGGAAAACGCTCCAGCCGCTTTGGCTGAGCTAGAGACTGAACAGACCCCACGGTGATCCGCAATGGGCTACCGAGGCTTGTAAATTCAGCCTTTTCCAGTGCGCAATCCATGCCGCAGGCAGCACGGAGTTTATCTGCTGCCTGTGTCAGCAGCTCGCCCCGGTGAGCCAGGATGAGCGCACGTCCACCCCGACTGACCTGGTTTTCTACAACCTTAGAAAAAACAACGGTCTTCCCTGTTCCGGTGGGAAGTACCAGAAGCGTCTTCCGGTACCCCTTGTTCCACTCGGACAAGACCGCATCTTTTGCCTGGGCCTGATACGGTCTAAGCTGCATCATTAGAAACCACTCTGCTCCCAGGTCTGAGTGGGAGCCTTTTCAGCCTCTGCCACCCATGCAGGAGTCTGCTTTTTGGGGAAGAACGCAGGATCGTAGTCATAGAAACGGTCCAGATCATTGGTCTGTTTCTGTTCACCGTCACGGTTGGTGTAGTTACGGGGCTTGAATCTGGCTCGGCCCTGAGAGCCAACCACCTTATTCCAGTCCATGACCAGTCGCTCACCGTGCTTCTTCTGACCGATGCAGCGGAAGAAAGAAGAGATTCTCCATTCCAGATTACGGCACAACAGCAAATCGTGTTTCACATAAGCACAGCCTTCACGGGTATCAACCTCCAGAGTCAAGGTCGCCTTGTTACAGGCAGGCAGTTTGGCACTGCCGGGGAAATGACCACGCTCAAAATTGGTGACTCTGAAGTTATAGTCGCCTTCCTCCAGAAGGACAAATTCCTGACCATCATCCTCAATGACGTCGTTCCAGTCCATAACAGCATTATTGTTGTACATTTTCATTTACCTCCATATTTCAGAACGGAAGCCGATCCGGGTCGGCTTCGATGGTTTCAACGATCTTCTGCCAGTGAGGAATGACCCAACCGGTCAGAAATGCTTCGGGATAACTATCAACGGGAACCATGCCGGAGAAGTGACCCTTCTGAGCAACCACGGCCTGCAGTTCCTGTTCTGCCACCTGGGATTCCATCATCAGCGCTCTCACACGCTCCAGAGGAGTCGGCTCTGCTGCATCGGTGACTCTATCGGTGACAGATGCTGCCGGGGCGGCAGACTCAAACAGATGGGCGATGTTGCCATAGTCCAGGTCGATCTCGTCCGGGAGACTATGGCGGTTCTTTGCATCCCAGCAGGGATGATGGGTAGTGTGAATGATACGCTTACCGCCCTGGGCCTTTTTGGTATCATTCTTAGTAGCCACCACGATGGTCTTGTAGTTGCAGAACAGCAGCAGATCGCACCATTCTTTCAGCAACGGGGCCACCTGCTTGGAGAGTTTCATCTCCCAACGGTCATACGCACCCATCTCATCCGGCTGCTCAAATTTCCGCATCTTTGCATGGGCTGTAATGACCACATGGATACCAGCAGCGATAACCGCATCAAAGGCATTCAGTAGTCTGGAATACTCTTCTGCCAAGTAGGTGTATCCCTTTCCATAGCCGAAATCTTCGATACCGGCTTTCTTGTACTTGGCGCAGACACCTGTAATGCACATCTGCTCCGCCCAGTCAGCGGTATCCAGGATCAGGGTCTTACAGATACAGGGATCTGCCGCCACCTCATTGACGATGGAGATCAATCCATCGAAAGAACCGGGCTTTTCGATCCGGCGGACATCCAACTGAGCAGTGCCGCCCTCTGTATCAATGAACAGCGGATTAGGAAAGCTGGAAGCCAGGGTGGATTTTCCGATGCCCTCCGAGCCGTAAATGACTACCTTCTGGGCACGCATCACTTTGCCACTTGTGATTTTCATAGGATCGACCTCCTTATCTCAGGCTACAGGACAGATCCTGCACCAGAGTCACACCGGGAACATTCTTACCAGCCGTCAGCAGCTTTTTAACTTCCGTTTTGCTGATCTCCGGGGCCTGGACCTTATAGCACCGTGTGTAACCGTTATCCATCAACCAGGACACAGCAGCGGCATCGTCCGCCACATCCACCTTAGTTGTTTTCCGGTAGCAGATGGTTGCCACACCGCAGTCAGTCTTTTCGCCATGGCACTCCCGGTCGAGGATATCCATGAGCCTGTTTTCCTTCCGCTCAAGAATTGCCCGGCGCTCTTTGAGGCGCTTTTCCTCTTCCTTAAGTGCCGCCACCTGGGAACGGGTATTCAGCACCAGTTTGGCCAGATACTCCAGAATCCGGCTCCGCTCCATCTGGAGAGCCTCCAACTGGAGCATCAGATTCTCGTCCGGCAGAAGTTCACCAGTCTCCGGATCAACGAGCAGATCAAAGATGCCTTCGATCGCCTGGTTTACCTCATACAGCTTCACAGACCATACCTCCCTCCATCACTTCTGTAATGGCCACCGTCTGGACACTGTTACCGGGGACGATGATCATTACCTTGTCCAAGGGACCCAGCAAGCGAGTCAACAGCTTTTGCCGCAGAGAAATGCTTCTGCAAGCAACCACACCGCCAGACTTCGGTTCCTTGGAAACGCAGATCTTCAAATTGTGTTTCATTGGAATCACATCCTTTCTGGGAAGGCATCTGCGTGATTGCCTTCTTGTAGGTAGGTCACGGGAATGCAAAAAATTAAGGTTTTTTCAAAAAATTTTTTAATTTTTTTAGTGCAGTCTTTTTGCGTTGACTAATGGCAGCGGGAGCAACCCCACAGCGGCGAGCATATTCTTCATTGCTGACACCATCAAAAAACAGTGCCTGGAGTAATTCTCTGTGGGAGTCTTTCAACTTCCGCATTGCTGCACGAACAGAATCTGCTTTATCCTCCCGGATCAAATCTGCAAGAGTATCCTCATCCGATGCCAGTTCTTCGTGGTTAATACCATAAGCTTCCAGGGAACAATGCCGCCGGGTCTCATTTTGGTCGTTGTTATACTCCTGTCGATCCAGATCTACCAGGATGGTGGCCCATTCGTCAGACACCTCGATTTCCACGGATTCCGTTGCAAATTCGTATTTGATTTTCATTTTCTGTTCCTTTCTTCACGGGGAAGTGAAGCAGGAGCAGAAAAAAGAGCATAAAAAAACTGCCGAAATAAAGCAAATCATTTCTGATCTTTGCTTCACTTCGGCAGTTAGGTCACTCGTCCTTACGGGCGGAGCCAGGGCTCGATAGATGAACGCTGTTCTGTTATCACGGAGTCATGACTCCTGGGTGGGTTACTTACTGCAGGCTTGTCTCTTTGCCTGTTCAATTTGAGAAAGAACATCGCACAACTGGATAATTTCCTTCTGTTTGGCGTTCTTAAGTTCCAGATAAATGGCTCCGTTGTTGGTGTCGATGAGCGCATCGAAGACACGGGGCTTTTTATCTCCTAAAGTGGTGTTGTTGCGAATGGGCTGTCGGATCAGCATAACCAAATCCCCCTCCTTGGAATGCAAACTGTGGTGGAAATTTGCAGACCCACGGTCACTGATACATAAGACCGGGCATCTTTACGCTGTGCCGGCCGTCATCCGGCATTTTCAGGTCGCCCATCAAAGTGGC